GGGACTCCTGGCTGATTAAGTATGTCGATAAGGCGTTTCCATCCGTCACGTAATTTACGGGTGATTCGTTCAAGTAAAGATTCGGAAGGGCAGCCAGCAACAGGCCACCCTGCAATGGCATATTGCATGGTGTGCTCCTTATTTATACATAACGAAAAACGCCTCGAGTGAAGCGTTATTAGTATGCGGTAACGCAGCGCTCAGGCGGCTTTGATAGTCATATCATCTGAATCAAATATTCCTGATGTATCGATATCGGTAATTCTTATTCCTTCGCTACCATCCATTGGAGGCCATCCTTCCTGACCATTTCCATCATTCCAGTCGAACTCACACACAACGCCATATGCATTTAAGTCGCTTGAAATTGCTATAAGCAGAGCATGTTGCGCCAGCATGATTAATACAGTATTTAATACAGAGCCGTGTTTATTGAGTCGGTATTCAGAGTCTGACCAGAAATTATTAATCTGGTGAAGTTTTTCCTCTGTCATTACGTCATGGTCGATTTCAATTTCTATTGATGCTTTCCAGTCGTAATCAATGATGTATTTTTTGATGTTTGACATCTGTTCATATCCTCACAGATAAAAAATCGCCCTCACATTAGAGGGCAAAGAAGATTTCCAATAATCAGAACAAGTCGGCTCCTGTTTAGTTACGAGCGACATTGCTCCGTGTATTCACTCGTTGGAATGAATACACAGTGCAGTATTTATTCTGTTGTTTATGCCAAAAATAAAGGCCGACTATGCGGCCTCGGAAGGAAGTCCAATCATCTTATTCAAATCTTCTACCCGTAAAGCAGGAAGTGCTGTACTTGCTTTATCTGCTTCTTTTGGTAGCAATTCTTTGCTTTCAGGCCAAACTTCAATAAGTCGCTTAACTGTTGTGACTGAGTTCAAAGCAGCCCATACATTTGATTCGATATCCTTTTTCTTGGCTTCAAGTTTTTGTTGCAATGCGCAGATTTCATCAAACCTTTTTGTTATTTCGTGTTCTGCGTCAAACATGCATTTATCTTTGATCGGAGTAGGGAGCAATATATCTTTGCCGTTGCCGTCTTTCCCATATGAATGCCATCCAACCCTTCTGCCAGATACAGTCAGATAAATTGAAGTAGAACTAACATCGTATGAGTAAAATGAACATCCCATCTTTCCAAGTTCTTCACTTATAGCTACCAACTTGGATGATAACTGATCCACTTCCTCAGTTTTCTTTTTACCGCCAAACGCAATAACTCTGGCGTCAAGTGCAAGCTGGTTCTTTAACTTTGTTACTTCTTCAAGTTCAGTGAACACCCCGGACTTAATTAAAGCGTTACGAGCGATTTCCTCTTTCATTCTCGTAGTTAAGCGGATTGATGACATATTAATTCCTCTCAAATAAGTGGTTTGCTGCCTAATTTCATTTTCTGGCGACCAACACAAGTCACACCCATTTCACTGCGTGGCTTGCTGTAATAAATTAGGTTAGTTCAGCCAATAAAAAACCCACCGAAGTGGGCTATGACCATTTTTTATTTGGATTTCGTTGGTGAGCGTGATTAACAACTCTGTGCATTACATCCTCATATTTTTCATCTTCAATTTTTTCGACATCGCGAGGAAATGGTGTTGCTAATGCTTTGTCAACTTTGTCCATTGGGTCTTCATTAATCTTATATTCAGGACCGTCATCTATAGCATTAAATCCAGGTGTTACACCGTTTTTTAATGCATATGCTATCCTCTTTTCCCATCTCGCTATTCTCCTCCTGTCTCGAGATGTAAGACCTCTATCAGATACTTTTCTGTTTTGTCCGCGGTCAGGATTAACATAAATAGTCTTTTTCACCATAAGCATACTCAATAAGCACCGTACGGTAGTTTACTGTACAATTTTATTTTTTGGACTGCATGTATTTTGTTTCCTAATGGGTTTGAATCCTTGTAATAAATACTTCTATTTTTTCGAACAACTTCTTCTTGCAGCAAAGGCTTCCTAGTGATGCTGCTTTGTCTGCTCTGACGCAACCAGAGAGCTTTAGCGCAATTTTTCGCGCCAGTGCTTCATTACTGCGTCGCTCGGCAATAAGTTCTGCTCTGCGAGCTTTGTAGCGGCTTTTTGCCGTACCTTTGGATTCTTTCCAGACAATGGTTACCATGATGGTCTCCTTTAAGTGGCTTTGGCGCATGACGCGTCGAGGTGCTTATCTTCTCGATCGCTGTCTTGCAGCTGCAATTCGCGCCATCCCCAAAACCACTCAAGTTCTGGTCTCAACGGTTAGGTTGAGAGTTCGTCGATGTTAAAGAGCCTGCCAATCTGTTCCGTTTGGCTTCCAGCCTCCTGCTGACGGCTTAAATTTAAGACCTCTTAATTTTTTGGTCAAGTGCATTTTTGAAGAAAACTTAATTTTATGGGCGCGAATTTAGTTTGTCTTTGATTTTTAACGGGAAATAAAAAAGGGGCGAAAGCCCCTTAAGGAAGGTTTGCTAGCTTGGCATCAACGACAACGCCAATGATTTTACAGTTCCCATTGATTTCAATCATTGGGTATTGTGGATTGAGTGGTTTCAGGAATTTTCTACCGGCATCAATAACTAACTTTTTGAATGTCGCCTCGTTTTCTCCTTCAAGTTTGGCGACTACCAGCTTTCCATTACGTGGTTCGACTTCTGGGTCGACGAGAATAATCATCCCTTCAGGAATACTCAGTCCTGCCGGGGCAGTCATTGAATCACCTTTAACGTCGAGCCAAAAAGAGTCTTCAGAACAATCTACCGTTGTGTCGTACCAGTTATCTATTGCACGCCTATGATATGGCTCTACAGCTTCCATCCAACATCCTGCGCTTACCCAACTAATTAGAGGATACGAACCTCTTGGATCATGCCTGCTGTGATAGGCAATGTTTGAAAGACTATCCTCTCCTTTCAACAGGTAATCAGGGGAGCACTGCAAAGCCTTGGCTAAGGCCAATAGGTTTTCGCCATTGGGCTCAGTTTCAGATCGCTCCCATTGGGAAATAGCAACATTAGACACGCCAACCATCTTGCCAAGGGCAGCCTGCCTAATCTTGAGTTCTTTTCTGCGAGCGCGAATACGCTCACCCATCAGTTGTGTATTCATAGTTAAGACATCTTAAATAAACTTGACTTAAGATTCCTTTGGTGGATAATTTAAGTGTTCTTTAATTTTGGAGCGAGTCTATGTACAAAAAAGATGTTATTGACCACTTCGGAACCCAGCGTGCTGTTGCTAAAGCACTAGGCATTAGCGATGCAGCAGTCTCTCAGTGGAAAGAAGTTATCCCAGAGAGAGACGCCTATCGATTGGAAATCGTTACAGCTGGCGCCCTGAAGTATCAAGAAAGTGCTTACCGCCAAGCGGCATAAGTAAATTGCTCTTTAACAGTTCTGGCCTTTCACCTCTAACCGGGTGAGCAAACATCAGCGGCAAATCCACTGGGTGTGCCGCTATATATCAATATAGGAAAATTAACAAATGGCACAAGCAAGTTACAGCAAGCTAACACAGCGAGAAATTGATCGCGCAGAAACAGATTTACTCATCAACCTGTCAACGCTTACCCAGCGCGGTCTGGCAAAGATGATTGGCTGTCATGAATCGAAGATAAGCAGAACGGACTGGAGATTTATTGCTTCGGTCTTGTGTGCTTTCGGAATGGCATCAGACATCAGTCCGATTAGCAGGGCTTTTAAGTATGCGCTTGATGAAATCACAAAGAAAAAATCCCCGGTGGCCGCCGGGGACTCTAAGCAAATTGATATGCAATTCTGAGGGAATTACTGGATCAATCCACAGGAGTCATTATGACAAATACAGCAAAAATACTCAACTTCGGCAGAGGTAACTTTGCCGAACAGGAGCGTAATGTGGCAGATCTCGATGATGGTTACGCCAGACTATCAAATATGCTGATTGAGGCTTATTCAGGCGCAGATCTGACCAAGCGACAGTTTAAAGTGCTGCTTGCCATTCTGCGTAAAACCTATGGGTGGAATAAACCAATGGACAGAATCACCGATTCTCAACTTAGCGAGATTACAAAGTTACCTGTCAAACGGTGCAATGAAGCCAAGTTAGAACTCGTCAGAATGAATATTATCAAGCAGCAAGGCGGCATGTTTGGACCAAATAAAAACATCTCAGAATGGTGCATCCCTCAAAACGAGGGAAGTTCCCCTAAAATGAGGGACATCCCTCAAAACGAGGGAAAATCCCCTAAAACGAGGGATAAAACATCCCTCAAATTAGGGGATTGCTATCCCTCAAAACAGGGGGACACAAAAGACACTATTACAAAAGAAAAAAGAAAAGATTATTCGTCCGAGAATTCTGGCGAATCCTCTGACCAGCCAGAAAACGATCTTTCTGTGGTTAAACCGGATGCTGCAATTCAGAGCGGCAGCAAGTGGGGAACAGCAGAAGACCTGACCGCCGCAGAGTGGATGTTTGACATGGTGAAGACCATCGCACCATCAGCCAGAAAACCGAATTTTGCAGGGTGGGCTAACGATATCCGCCTGATGCGTGAACGTGACGGACGTAACCACCGCGACATGTGCGTGCTGTTCCGCTGGGCATGCCAGGACAACTTCTGGTCCGGTAACGTGCTAAGTCCGGCCAAACTCCGCGACAAGTGGACCCAACTCGAAATCAACCGTAACAAGCAACAGGCTGGCGTGACAGCTGGAAAACCAAAACTCGACCTGACAAACACTGACTGGATTTACGGGGTGGATTTATGAAAAACATCGCCGCACAGATGGTTAACTTTGACCGTGAGCAGATGCGTCGGATCACCAACAACATGCCGGAACAGTACGACGAAAAGCCGCAGGTACAACAGGTAGCGCAGATCATCAACGGTGTGTTCAGCCAGTTACTGGCAACTTTCCCGGCGAGTCTGGCTAACCGGGACCAGAACGAACTGAATGAAATCCGCCGCCAGTGGGTTCTGGCTTTCCGGGAAAACGGGATCACCTCGATGGAACAGGTTAACGCAGGAATGCGCGTAGCCCGTCGGCAGAATCGACCATTTCTTCCATCACCCGGGCAGTTTGTTGCATGGTGCCGGGAAGAAGCATCCGTTATCGCCGGACTGCCAAACGTCAGCGAGCTGGTTGATATGGTTTACGAGTATTGCCGGAAGCGAGGCCTGTATCCGGATGCAGAGTCTTATCCGTGGAAATCGAACGCGCACTACTGGCTGGTTACCAACCTGTACCAGAACATGCGGGCCAATGC